TATTTCGCATCCAGAATCACGGATTCGCCGCTTAAGATCGTCCCGACGTACTGAATCCAGATGCCACTATTCTTGTTCCTTAAAACCGGATTGCTCAGAGGCCCTTCCAGTGTGATTACCATATTTGTTGCTGGTGCGGAGCCAGTGTTCAAATGCGTCCATGTTATCGGAGAAGAAACGACTGCTTTTGCTTCAGTAGCCTGATCCGTTGCATAGAAGAACGGGTCGGGCAGTTCCAGTTCCAGTGCGAACTTGGCGTATCCGGGGTTCTTCCGTACAAAGTGGATCTCAGAACAGACTTCGGCCTGCGCCAGCCTTGTTTCTCCGCTTCTCAGCGTCCGACTCAGGGTATGCAGCCCCGGCTTGCCGATCGCCTTCAGGAACACGTCGATGTTGTCGTCGAGATCAGCCCGATCCGTACCCTTGATCCACATGGAGAGCACGACCTTTCGGCTGTCAAAGCGTTTCTTGAGCCACCGGTTACCGTGCTGAAACGGCACCTGCAGGTCTTTCCCCCTGAACTTAGGGATACCGATTCCTTCGATGACGGCTTCCACGTCCCATTTGCCTCGCGCGCTGAGCGAGAATCTGTTGAATGTCCAATTCTCAAGCAAGCTTTACCACCTCCTCTATGCCAAACCGTAGGAATGCTTCAACAGTGTCGTCCGGATACTGTTTGACGCTGGTTCTGGCTTGGGATTGTTGATCACGATTTCGTATTTGTTTTCGACGTTTCCGGACTGCGCCGTGGAGCCGGATGCGCTAGATGAGACTGGAGATTTCACGACCGCTCCGACGTCGATATTCAGTCCATCGAACTTGGTCGGAATCGCACGTTTCATTTCCTCCTCCACGGATCGCATGGCGTCGGTAAAGCCAACACCCAGCCCGAGACCCATGTTCTCGCCGATTCCGGCGAACACGGTCGAGGGGCTGTGGATGCCGAGCACGCTCTTCGCGCCGTTGATCACACTGCGAAACAGGCTTCCGATCTTGTCCTGGATCCATTGGCCCATGGACTGGATCCCCTGCCAGAGTCCCTGCACGATATTCTTACCGATGTTCACAACCGAAGCGATCGCTTTGGAGACACCATTCACAATCGAAGAGACGACCCTCGGCATATTCGAAGACAGCTGCGGGATCGAGCTGACGATCCCCTGGATCAGCGCTCCAATCACCCGTACGCCAGCGGATAGGATCTTCGGCAGATTTTCGATCAGGCACTTGACGATCGCTGTGATCAGTTGCGGCATTGCCTCAATCAGCGCAGGCAGTGCCCCTATGATTCCTTCGATCAGACCGAACAGGATCGACATACCCGCTTCTATAACTTGATCGATGTTACCCAGCAGCGAAGCAACGATCAGCACGACCGCTTGTACGATCGCGGGAATCAGCTCGGGTAGCGCCTTCCCGATGCCGTTTACCAGCGCGAGGATCAACTGCGCCGCTGTGTTGACCAGCAGCGGCAAATTATCGACGAGCGCCCAGATGATCGTCATAACGGCGTCGACTGCGACGGGGATCAGTTCGGGCAACAGCTTGATCAGCATGTTGAGCAGTTGCTTGAAGATAGACGTCACGGTTGTCAATATCGTGGGCAAGAGCGTAGACATCTCTGAAAACACCGCACCCAGCGCCTCCGGTAGTGCTTTAACAATGTTCTCCAGCACCGGTGTGATATTGGTCATGACGGTCTTAAACGCGTCGATCATATTCTTAGTCAGCGCCTGCGTATCCGCTTCGGCGTTGCCAAGTCCGGCCACCCACGACTGTGCTGCCGCTTTCATCATGCCAATGGAGCCGGTGATCGTTTGAGAAGATTCGCGCGCAAAGTTACCGGCATATTGCTCCGTGTTCTCGAAAAACATCTGCATGGCAACTTCAGCCTTTTGTGCCTGCGTCGCCGAGCTCCATGCGAAGTCCAACCCTTTGGCTACGGCATATGCCTGAATGCTGGTTGCGTTCATAGCGACGCCAAGGTTGTCCATCATGGTAAAGTTGCCCTTGGCTGCGCCGGTCACTGCTTCCAGCGCCGCCGATGTCTCAATACCCATTACGGATGCCATATCCGCCGCGCGCTGCATGGCCTTTTCGGTCAGTGCCAGACTCGTCTGCTGATCGACGCCGACGCCTTGAAACAGCGCACCCATTTTATTGGCGGTGGCAAGATACTCGCTTTGCGAAACACCTAAATTCTTATATGCGTCCTCACCGGTCTTCTGAATCGAAGCGGCATATTCACCGAACACAGCCTCCGAGCCACCGAGGTTCTGCTCGAGCTGACCAAACTGCTCGACGACCGCTTTGCCGAGCTTATATACGGCAGCTCCCGCCGCAACCAGAACGGTGCCCATGGCAATGCCGACGCTCTTGAGCACGCTGCCGAGTTTTTCAAAACGTGCCTTGGCACGCTCGGACTGGTCTGCGGCGTCTTCGACCTTGTCTCCAAATCCGTCCGCTTTCTTTTCCGCGTCCTGAAATTCGTCGCCTACGCCATCGATGGCTTTCTCGTTACTCTTTAGCTCGCGCTCCATATTGTTGAGCTCGGCTTCCGCATTATTCAGCTGCACCGTCCACTGCTGCGTCCTGCGGTCGTTTTCGCCGAACGATTCCGCGGAATTTTCGAGCGCGTTACGCAGCAGTTCGATCTTGTCCTTCTGTTCGGAAATCTGGCGGGTCAGTACGCCATTTCTGGCGGTAAGCGCGGACACGCCGCGATCCTGTTTATCGAACTGTGACTCAACCAGCTTCATCTCGGAGCCGAGCACTTTGAACTGTTGGTTGATATCTTTCAATGCGGCTCGAAACTCCCGTTCGCCCTCAATACCAATCTTCAGGCCAAAATCGTCTGCCATGCGCTCTGCTCCCTTCTGGACATATAAAAAACGACTAGATCCCAAACGGGATCAAGTCGTCGATAAAGGTATCCGTTATTGCTTTCGCCAATCCATGGAACTGCTTATATACCTCCCACTGGTCGAGCAGCACGCCAAGCGGCATGAGCCAGACTTCGCGCTCTGATCGTCCCAGCAGAGTCACGCCGTAAAAAATCAACCGGGTGAACGTTTCCTCATCGCTCACCCGGCAGGCACGTTTTTTTCCAGCTCCGGTTCGCTTTCCACATAGCGCTTGGTACCCCTGAACATCGATTCCATGATCGCGTCCTTGTATGCCGCCAGTTCGTGCGGCGAGGTCAATAGTTCGATCGTTTCCTCCGTCAGCGGATCCCGCTTGTCTTCCGGATGTTGAAAATTGTGAATCAGGATGCTCTGATTCGCCAGCAACGCGATCAGCCAGATCAACTCATCCAATGCGTTCTCGAAATTCTCCGCTTTCATGAGCTTATCACCGAGGTTCGCCAGTCCACCGTAGCGTTTGGCGATCTGTTTGGTCGCGCCAGTGGTCAATGTCAGTTCATATGCATTACCGCCGATCATGATCTCGGCAGCACGTTCATTCTCCATATATTGCCTCCGTTATTCCACCGGCGCCGCAAACGTCGGCTCATACACCGCCGTATACCACCCGGTGATCGTTTCCGCCGCTACGCCCGCGTCATCCTCGTTGACTTCACACTTCCACGGATGCTTGCCCTGTCCGTCGAGCTTATTGCGCCGGAAAATGGTACCTTCGACCGTCGGCGTGTTGAAGCTGATGCTATCACCCTTTGTGGCAAGGTTCGTCGCCGGGATGCCGAAGATCACGCGATAACACCAGAAATACCGATACTTGCCATTGCTCTTCTTCGCCCGAAATCCCACCGCAACCGGCGAGGGCATGCCTTCGCCCTGCGAGATCACCACGCCGTTGTCGTCGATCACCGCGCCGACCAGGTCGCCCGCGACCGCAGCGCCGATGTCGTTTATCCCGAGCGAGAGTTTCCCGCTCTTGAATTCCTTCACAATCTCTGCCGCGGAATCGTCAGCAAACAGCGTCGCTTCGTTCAGTTCAATCTCCAGATCCGCGGAGATCGCTTTTGCCAATAGTTGCGGCGTGCCATATGTTTCATCTCCGGCGGTGTCTTCCGTAATCTTGGAATAATACAG